GTGCCACAGCCGATAAGCTCCGCGGAAACGCGAAGTGGACTCAGCGAAAGTGGACCGAGCGACTTGAGCGGGTGTTTCCTCATCAGGAATACCTCGTCTCAAGCTGGAGTTCTTTACCAGAACTCCCCGACGTTCAGATTCTGGATCCCGGAAAAGAGCGACCCGTAAAGGTCACTCTTGTTCCTAAGACGCTCAAGACCCCCAGGATCATCGCTGAAGAACCTACCTGCATGCAATATGTGCAGCAGTCTCTTCTTGCGGCGCTCTGGGATGCTGTTAGCGCTGATAGAACTGCGCTAACGCTCGTTGGTTGGAAAGATCAGACGCCTAATCAGCGACTGGCTCTCCAAGGCTCCCTTGATCAGGAGCTCGCAACACTCGATTTGAGTGAGGCGTCCGACCGAGTCTCGAATCAGCTCGTACGAGGAATGCTCCGCTACCACCCCTTCTTACAAGAAGGAGTGGACGCTGCGCGATCTCGGAAGGCTGATGTACCTGGCAGAGGCGTTATTCGCCTGGCCAAGTTCGCATCTATGGGATCGGCCCTCTGCTTCCCTTTTGAGGCCTTCGTCTTCACGACGTTGGTCTTTCTTGGGATCGAGGAGGACCTCAACCGGCAGATCACCAGGAGGGATGTTCAATCCTACCTGGACAAGGTGCGAGTCTTTGGCGACGATATCATTGTCCCCAAAGACCATGTGCCAGCGGTTGTCGAGATTCTCGAAGATTTTGGTCTTCGAGTCAACTCGAACAAGAGCTTCTGGAGTGGCAAGTTCCGGGAGTCTTGTGGAAAGGACTACTACGATGGCAACGACGTTTCAGTCGTCCGCCTTCGTGAGCTGCTCCCTTCCAACCGCAAGCACGTCGCGGAGATTGTATCCACTGTGTCTCTTCGCAACCAGCTTTACCAAGCTGGTTACTGGAAGAGCACAAGATACCTGGACGAACTGCTGGGACGATTGATCCCGTTTCCAGCAGTTCACTTCGCCTTGGAAAAAGGCGAGTGGGTCCGGACGTCTCCTGTGTTGGGCCGTCATGCATTCACTGGCTATGATACCCAGCGAATGTCGAAACGACTCCATCGCCCCGAAGTTCGGGGCATGACTGTCGAAGAAACCCTTCCGGTGTCAAAACTGGATGGGTATGGCGCCCTACTCAAGTGTCTTCTACGGATGGAAACATCCGACGCTGGAATGCCAACCAGCGATGAAGATCACTTGAAGCGTGCTGGACGCGCAGCCGTCGACATCAAGCTGCACTGGCAGTCCTCCATTTAGGAGGGCTGAGGAGCTCGATCAGCTCCTGCGGGGATCCATTGGATCTCTCAGTCGCAG